TTTGCTGCTTTTGCTGCGTGTAAATTAGTGTTTTTCGTTATCATTTCTCTGTATCAATATTCTAATAAATTTCATTTTTCCGTCCACAAAGGGAAATCCAAAATCATATACATCTGGATTCCATCTTGTGTGTAAACAACCAACTATTTTGAATTGGTCCTCATTCCATTTTACTAAAAAATTAAGCGGTACTCCAATAACACCATGGTAATCTTTAGGTATCTTTTTTACACTATTCACATTCACAGCGTCATAATTGTCAAACTTCTCTGTAGGTATTTCATCCGACAACTCAATGTAATCTTTCTGTACTGGGAAATTCGTAAAATAAACAGACGAAGATGTTGACGCGTACTCACCATTCGGTAATAAGAACTTGGTTGTTCTGGTATTCTTGTAGCCGATCCGCATTTTTTGTGTCTTAAACAGCGGAAATATGTCCTTGTAACCAGCGGCAATTATGTTGCCTAAAATTAAAAAGTTCTTCATTCTTCCTCGTATTTCCAGTGGTAATTATATGCTTTATTACGTATGCCTTTGCAACAAAGACAAATATAACCAACGTTATAACCTTTAGTCCGATAAACATCCGATATCGAATTAAATCTTTCACCAGTCTCTACACAAACAACTGGTTTTGATATCTTCTGTATGTGTGTACCATAATTGTTGTTGTATGTCACATCACACCACTCCAGATTGTCTGCGCGATTATTATGTTTATTTTCATCTTTGTGATTGATTTGAGGTAAATTGTGATTATTGACAATAAATGCTACTGCCACCAACCTATGTACAAGTATATGTTTATGCTTTGCGTCCTTGCATAATTGGATTTGCAAATAGCCATCACCATTGTCAGCAGGTGACATTATTCGTTCTTTAACTATACATTGACCTCCGCTTTTTGTCTTTCTTAGCCTTTCCAGACTTTTAACTCTACCTAAATTACTGATTTGATATTGACCTTCGTAACCCTCAATGTCTTTCCATTCTTCCATAATATTACAATTCATAAGGATTACCTTTACAGTACATTATTTTTTCAATATCGGATCTACTGGCTTTGGCTGATAAATACCACCCCTTTTTACCAAAATCACTTGAACTTGGATAAACAAAAACGATTGTACCATCAGGATTCTTGTGCTTCACTGGTATCACAATCTCATACCCAATCAATGTCTCTTTACCATTTCTTACTATGTACCTTTCGTACAGATACTTGTTGTATTCTTTTGAATACTCTTTTTGCTTCAAGATGTCACCATGAAATGTGGTTTCCTTGAGTTCGCTAATGTCTTTACTAAAAATCTCCATATACACTTATTTATTAAAATTATTTTTAAGGCTGTTTTTCTTGTTAACTTCAGGGCTAAAATGTTCTGGTAGTATATTTATATATCTGACCGATGAAAACCCTTTCCTATGAGAACTTTTTTGTTCCTTTGATTTTTGATCAATCTTAACCAAATATACAAAAAATTGCAAATAGTCAATAGAACGCAAAACCCCCACCTTCACAGGCAGGGGTCGGAACATCTAAAAACAGAATTTAAAAAAGATACCAGTCATTAGTATTTCTACTAACTGTGTTAAAAATAATTTCACCCCATTCACACTTGAGGTGCGGATTACCCCCACTGGGGACTTACCTTTTTTTAGTGTTGTTTATTTATTTCTTTAGTTTTCGTGCTCTCCGTTTGACTCTAAAGGTGGTGGTGAGCGGTATGCCAAGCCTTTTTACTTAAATAGAAATTCGAGTAGTTCTGCTTTTACCCGTTCCTCGATTTCCTCTAGTTCTTTTTGTCTTTCTTCTGTCATATCAAAATCACTTTTTATTGTTTGTTATTTTTCTCGTCCACGTTAGCCCTAAAAATCTTCAGGTATATAAATGTACCATCCAGCACCCAAAGTCGTAACCTTCTTAAAAAAAACCACGTTTCTGGGCATCGTTGATGTAATCATCATCCTCCATCTTTGGTTTACCATCGTCACCTATGGTTGCACCAGTTAATTTTCGACGCTCGTAGTAGTTCATTTCGTCTACTTGAATAGGAGCGGTTTCAGGCAACTGACAAATTCGCTCTGCTATTTCTTCCAGTGTTTCTGGCGCTGGCTCGGCGGGGCTTAACCAACTTATTTGAACTCGTGATGTTAGTCCATATCGTTCAGTGCTCTTTTGATTGTCCACGCTAATCAGCATACGATTCTTGGTCACATGGCTTCTCAAAAACTTTTGAATTTGGATTTTAGCGTGTTGTTCACTGAGCCACTTATTACCATCAGTGAAATATTGAAGCATTGCTATTTTCTTTTCTGGGTCGTAACTACATCTTGACTGCTTGAGGTCAAGACGTTCAAGTTTGTTCCGTTCGGTATCATAAATGTAGCCCCTTACGTGCTTGGTGTTGTACCATTTCCCTATTTGCTTAATTATCGGCATATCTTTACTTGTTTACTCAAATATACCAAAAGTTGACCAAAGTCAATAGAACCTTGAGTTGAAAGAAGAAAGAAAAAATTAAAAAATCAGTGATGTGATTTTTGACTTTCTGTAGAACCATATTTGACTGCCTTAGGTACACTAGGTACTATAGCATTCACATATCACTATCACTTATCTCTCTATTTTTAAAAATTAATTGATATGATTTGTGACTTTCTACTGAACACTTTTGACCGCCTTAGGTATTCTAGGTACTATAGTATCACTAAATACATCACTTATCACTTCAAGGATTTTAATTATTCTTGGATTATTTATCACATATCACCTATCACTATATCACTAAATATCTTTAAGTATTCTTGGATTATATAATATCGCGCACGCGTAACGCACACGCGTAAATTATATTATTAGATAGATAATATCTAATAATATAATTTTGATTTAATCATCGTCATTCCAAGTGTACCAAGTGGAAAAAATTAAAATAATCAAATCCAGTAGTTTATACAGCAGCATGTGCCATGGACTATTGAATGTCCAAACAAATACCAAGAACACAAAACAGACGAGGGATAATATGTAGAAAAAAAGTCTAATCATCAAAAAATTAAATATAATCCCTCAAAAATTGATCAATGTAACGTTTTTTTCTGACCATTGGGGTATTTATCTATGTAGTTCAAAATATTTTTTGTATAATTATGATGTACGAAAACAAGACCACCTCTACAACAGGTCTAAAAATAATGAAGCAAAAATAGGGTATTTGCCTAGTAAGGTGGAGTAGAGGACACCTGAACAGCAATTACCCTTTTTTATATTACAATGAAACAAACAGTTTTTATAACACTAAAGGGAAACATTGATCGATATGTTCAAATGATTTTCACGAAGACAAACACAAAGAACAAGGACGTACAGATCCTAAAGACGAAACTAAACATCCAAATCAAGGACTTTTTGGAACTACCAGCAACCGCAGATAACTGTAAGGAATTGTGGCAAAATTTAATGGAGATATTCAAAGAGACTGAGATTACTGACAAAAAAGATGAATGCTACAAAGAGATAGTTAAGGCTGTAGATGACATTGGTAAGAAAATTGCTTATATTTCAAAGCGAACTGGAATTACCAACAGAGCGTACAGTGAGGGGTACGAAATCTCATATCTATATGATAAACAAAGGGAAAAAGAACCAGATCGTACATTAATTTATCTCTTTTTAACGGTAAAGAGTGATAGTGATTTTCTTGATTTAACCAAAAGAATGCTTTTGTATGCCTGCAATAACAGTCAGTTTAAACTAGAGGGTTCTAAATTTGATCAAATGACAGAAGAGGAACTAGTCCAATATGGAAAAGATTTTGCTAAAAAGGCTAGAGCCAATCACTGGAGAACATACACAGACAGAGCAAAGAAAATCCTGAAAAATCTGGAGAAGAACATTCCAGAATGGTATAGGGAACAATTGGAAAGAGACTCAGAAAATGCCACAGCACAAGAATGCTGCCAAATTATGGAAAATGCGGACAAACAATTGTCCTATATCAAAGATAGAATGAACATACTGAAAAGTGGTGACCAGTCAAGAATAGACAGATTGCACCAGTGGGACGCGGAAGATCCAGACTCACATATTGTATCTGACGATTTTGTTGAACTGCTACAACGAGTATCAGAGTTTTCATTCGCAAAGAAAAAGTATTTCGATAGAGCATGCCAATTGGCTTCTGAAGGAAATGGTGACATAGAGCCACTGGCAATAGACTTCAGACTTCACTACGTGGAGGAAGAAAACGAACAAATTTGATCAAAGTATAAAGTGCATAGCAATTAAAAAACTTTTTGTATATTTGTGTTGAAGGTTAATGAGAACCTTACAAACAAAAGTATTAACAAATTAAACATTAGAAAAAATGAACGAAGTAGAATTAACAGATTTTGATTATTTTATCAATGAACGTAAAGAAGAGATAGAGGGTCGTTTGACGCTCGAAGAGTACAAAGAAATGGTTGAAGAAATGATACCAGACCCAGAAGACGAATTTAGTGGTACAGTGGAAATGTGCTACAGTAACGAACAAATGGGATATGGTGGTCTTTTGAACACCAGTTACGCTGAAGCAGTAGATATTTTTACTGCCGACGAAGATTTGTATAAACCCAACGCTGAGGACGAACAGAAGTGGAATGAGTATCAAGAATGGGCCAACGACTACTATTACGACGAAGAGGAAGTAGCCGAGGAAATTCTGAAAAAGTATGGTTACGAGTTCGATGGTAATGAACCTTGGAAGGGACTTTGCTCATCGTATAAGAAAAGATATAACAAAGTAGGATAATAATTAATTAAAAAGTGAAGAGTGATATGAAAAAAGTAGAAACAAGTAGAACAGAGTATTTGAAGTTGAAAGATGGTAACATTATTCGTTACAAGTTTGAATTTGGCAGTAATGGAAGTTTACATAGATTGTTTGATAATGGTGAGGGTGATTTCTTCTTGTGCTTCTCAGCCAATGTTGCAACTTTAGACAAGGAAGGTAAGCGAGTATATGATAAACCATTTTCTTATGATGCATATCTTAAAGGTGAGGAACTGGCAAAACTTCTAGAAGAGAAACAACCGATTCTTAATCGTGAGCGTAAAATGTTTAAAGACGCTACAATGAGTTTCATCGAGGCTTATCGGAAAGCAACTGGCTTCAAGTTAGATAACATTCAGTGGGATTGTGATGAGTTTGATAACCGCTGGTGCTACATTAAGTTGACACCTGATGAATATATGACAATAAAGTATTTAGTTAAATTTGATTAATTATGATTTTAAAAAATATAGCAGTAATATTAGGAATAATAGTTCTAGTAATACTTATTTTTATTTTAGTTTGTGTAGCAGCAGAAGTTGTTATAGACGCTGCTGAGGACACAATAAGGTTTATAAACCGATATTGTAAAGATGAATCTAAAAAGAAAAAAGATTAGTTTTGAGCATATGCACCCGACCCCTGCAGTAATTCGGCTGCAGGGGAAATAGAAACAGCGGACCTAGGCTTTACATAGGACTATTTTAGTTCATATTTAACTCTTTTTGTCACTGCACTCATCAAAATATGGGTGCAGTTTTTTACCTCAGTGAAGAGAGTTTGGCACGATTATTGTACCTAGAATGTAGCCGATAAGCATTGTCAGTCTATTTTGACTTGAAAGGTGAAAGTCCCTCGGAGGACACATCATAAGGATTTAAAATAGACTACCGCCAATGACGATAGTCTATTTTTTATTGATATACAGCGTACCCGCTGATTAAGAGTCTGCTGCACTACCAATAGAAAACCATGGCATTTTAAAACCAAAGTGTGACTGACAGTTTTTAAGGCTACAAACTATGTTAAATTTATTAATTGTCAGTGTTATGCGAAACACATTCAACATTGCCTTCTATTGTAGGGCATCAAAAGCAGACAGAACTGGTCTGTCTCCAATTGAGTTGTCATTATCGATCAACTCCAAGAGAGTGTTTAAAAACCTTCCATTTAAATGTAAGGCAACAGATTTCAACAAGAAAAAAAAGCCACAAGACATTGAGAGGTATCTGGACGCAGTGAAGAAAAACATCAACGAGTACATGATCCAGATGGCCGAGTTAGGTATTCCCTTGACTGCAGACAACCTGCTTTCGATTATTTCCACAGGCGGGGTACACCAGTACACTGTAGGTGATATGTTCAAAGAGTATTTGTCCATACTGGAGAGACGAATAGATATTGATCTGTCGTTAGGGGTATACAGAAAGTACGAACTGGTCCACAGATTGTTCAGTCAGTTCGTACCTGATATCACAGAATTGACTACCATTTCCAACGCAAAAATCACAGAATTCCAAATTTTCCTCAAGGGTAAATATGACAGTTCCACTGCTGCTGGTTATATGACCAAATTAAAGGCTTTTTTCCGCTACGCAATGGACAATGGACATCTGAAGGCAAACCCATTTGCCAATATAAAAATAACACGCGAGAAGAAAGATATAGAGATTCTGAGTGAAAGTGAAATGACAGCACTAAAGACCAAAGACCTACATACAGATAGACTGGATAAGGTGAGGGACATTTGGTTGTTTCAGGCTTCTTCAGGACTGGCTTACTCCGATGTAATAGAATTAGTCCCTGAAGACATACAAGAGGCCGATGGGGTGTATTATATAAACAAGAAAAGGGTGAAGACTCACACCGAATACACAGCGGTTATTCTACCCACTGGAATTGACATATTGAAGAAATACAATTACCAATTGCCAAAGATATCTAACCAGAAGTTAAATGCATACCTAAAGGAGATACAGGACATATGTAACATACGTACCAATCTCCATAGTCATTTAGCCAGACACCAGTACTGCACCACACTGCTTAACGCGGGTATACGTCTTGAGACTGTTTCCCGCGCAGCGGGCCATAAGAATACGAAGATCACACAAGCGTTCTATGCAAAAATGTACAACAATACAGTGGTGAACGAAATAGGAAAAGTACTGGTCAACGTATAACAATTAGAACATTTTTTATATATTTATTATAGCAAAAGTAATCGTAATATTTTGCACTAATGTTTTAATTCTTATTTATTATCTATATTTATTAATTATTTTATTTCTGTATTTGTAAAATCTTTCTTTTGTTAAGTGCACTCGTCTGTGAAGATGGGTGCATTTTTTTATACATTTCTTGACATTTTTGGACCTTTGCAGATATTTATATATAGAAATAAATGATTGATTTATGAGATATATATGTACACACAAAGAGTTTAATGAACCAAGGTTAGATGGTGATAGTATTATCATCACTGATGGCGTTGAATTAACAGGGCAATACAAATACCCTGTTATTAAAGCGGACAATGAACTTGAACCGCTCAAGCATAGTTATGCGGAATTATACCAGATGTACGATATCTTCAAGAAAGACACAACCTCAGAATACATCACAATAAATCACTATAGAAGATATTTTAATCCGCTTACAGAAGAAAATACAGTACCTGTTCCATTTCCTATGGATCTACGTGCACAATACGCAATGTGCCACAATATTCAACACCTAGACCAATGTATACAGATAATAAAGAAATACTACCCAACATACAATACAGACAATCTAAAAGTACTATTCCCTTGCAATATGTCGACCCAGACACACGAGGTATTCAACGACTATTGCGATTTTATATTTACCATATTACGAGAATTTCACGAACAAAACCATTTGCATACTGATGCAGATGTGGCTAACTATGTGAGTAATTATAACAACCAGAGTATAGACTATCAATCACGATTAGGAGGATTTCTATCTGAAAGGATCGGCACTATTTATTTCTTAAATCACCCTCAAAATAATTACAAATTTACTAGAATTATTCCGACAAATGACTAAGACTGAGATAGTAAATGAGATTGCTAACAAGCGTATGATTGAACAGATCATAAGTAATATTTCCAAGGGCAACTTTGAAGATACGGAAGATCTTGCACAAGACCTATATCTAGAACTATTGGAGAAACCTGAGGAAAAGGTGGTGACTTTATACAATAAAAAACAAATGAACTTTTTCCTGACACGAATTGTAATGAATAACCTGTACAGTCAGAACAGTCGATACTATTACAATTACGCACGCTGGAGACAAAAAAGAAGCGAATTTACATATAATGATGATATTGACGTGAATGATGATGACGAAAACGACTACACAGAAGGATAAAAAAATAAGTATCAAAGAACTATACCAAGACTATGGAGAAGTAAGTGATATCTTTAGTACAGAACCAACCAAAGTACAAAAGGTAAAGTATGTTATTTTCCATAAACTATCAGAGTCAGACAGACGAATAATTCTAATCTACGCAGAACTGCAGTCAATAAGAAAGGTGGCACAGAAATTAGGTATATCTGCAGCAAGCGCCTGGCTCACAATTTCAAAAATCAAACAGCACATAAAAGAAGAAATGAACGGAAATAAAAAATAAAAAAAGAAGTGAAGTGATATGATGAATACAGCACTACAGATATTATTGATTTCAGTTATCATTATCTATGGTAACACCCTGTCTGGATTTGGACAAACAGTAGAAGAATGGTTATGGAAAAGATTCCTGTTTCCTAAGTACCCTAAGTCAGTACTGGACCGCCCCTTCTTCTGTAATTTATGCCTTACTTTCTGGTGTGGCATAGCAGTAATAATCTACAAGGACCAATTCACACTACCTATGATCGGAATAGTGTGCCTTATTAGTTATTTATCTGACATTACAGAGACGATCTTGAGGTTTATGAAGGATTTACTTATAAAGATAATTGATGCCTTCTATACCCTTATTTAACGAGACCATTATTAGCATAATTATATTGTATAATTATACTAATACTTTAGGAGTAAAATCTATAGCAAATAAAAATATATTTTAAATAAAAACAAAGTTATGAATAGACGATTTACAAAAGAAGAGTTGGAACAACTCAAAGACGCTGAAATACATTTCAGAACTACAATCAATTCACAATATAAACGAGCCACTGGAAGTAAACTTGATACATTGGTTGCAGATTTGTATGATGCTGCTACTGGTGGAAAGATAGTTAGAAATTTCACTTGTGGTATATGCAGTTACAATATGTATTTGGAGATCGGTAGAAAATATTTTGCCGACAAAGAATACTATGAAAAGGTTGAAACAGAACTCGAACCTGAAGTTGTAAATGACTCAGTATCAGGGGAAAACACTGATGTAGAAAATAATTTGGCTACAAATAAGGAAAATAAAAATGAGAAAAAAGATAGACGCTCCGCTTCCAGAAAAACCAAAGACTAAAGGAAGGAAAAGTAAACAGAACGATGGACTAAGGTTCTATAAGGACAAGATCACTCGTAAGCGTGCAAATATACTCCGATATACCAGAGGGAAATTGATGGACGGTTATGAGAGGGCTGAGATTATTCAGATGGTCCAAGACGAATATGGTGTTACCGAGTCAACTGCAGAACGTTATTACCAGCGTGCAAATGAATTGGCAACAATGGAACTGGTAATAGACAGCGAGCGCATAAGAAATAAAAACCTTCAAAGATTAGATATTATCACTGAAGAGACGATGGAGAGTGAAGATTATCAAAATGCGATTAAGGCAATTGCTGAAATGAACCGCGCAGCCAACGTCTATATTGACAAGAAAGAAATCAATCTAGAGGGTACTGAAATTCAATTTACGTTTGGAAAACAAGAGTAGGACATATGTAGGTTCAAAACTGTACCCATGGCAACAAAAGGTCGTGGATGAAATTTGTGTAGATAATCAGAACAAAGTGGTGGTGGTCAAAAGCCACAGACAAGCGGGGAAAAGTTTCCTGTGCGAGCAACTATTATTATGGTATGCAATCAACCACAAACGCACTATCAACGCTATGGTATCACCTACCCTTAACCAGTCTCGATCACTATACAAGGAAATCGTAAATGCTATTGTCGAAAGCGGGGTAATTAAAGCAAAAAACGAAACATTATTGACTATAGACCTGATTAACGGTAGCGTCATATTTTTCAAATCAGCAGAACAGCGCGATAACCTCCGAGGATTTCACGTTGATTTCCTGATACTAGATGAGGCTGCTTTCCTTGGTGACGATATACTGTCACTGGTCCTACCTTGGAGAAACGTCAGTAAGGCAAATATGTTAATTGTAAGCACTCCATTTCGTAAAGATGGATTCTATTACCGTTACTATGTAATGGGGACGCTAAAGGAGAAAAATACAGTTAGCATTGACTGGTCCGAGTACGATACATCAGAATTATTATCTGACGAACAAAAAGAGGTTTACCGACAAATATTAACGAAAAATCAATACCTGACAGAGATTGAAGGTGAGTTTATGGATGGTGATGGTATGGTGTTCAGTGGTATACTGGAGTGCGTTGGTAAGCCACAAGATGGATCACGTTATTTTGGTGGTATAGACTTTTCCACTGGCAGCAATAACGATAGCACGTCATTTAGTATATTCAATGAACATGGCGAACTGGTGTACCTGCACTATTTCAATGATATGAAAACCTTCGAGCAAATGAATGTCCTTGCTGATGACATAATCAAATTCAAAGACAAATTGGTGAGTGTGTATTGTGAAAATAACTCGATTGGTGACCCACTTACAGACGTACTGAGGAAATGTCTTCGTGATAAAGGCTATGCTACGTTGCTCGGATTGATAGAAGAAATCACAACAACCAATTCACTAAAGGTGACAATGGTTAATCAGTTGCAGGTAGCACTCGAACAGAAACACGTTAAACTGCTGAATGACAAACGATTACTAAACGAGTTGGCAGCATATGCGGCTACATATAACAGCAAGACTAATACGATTACATATAACGCACCACAAGGATTGCATGATGATACAGTTATGTCGACCCTGTTGGCATTTCACAATTACAAGAATCATAACGATTTTGTACAATACCAAATTGGTTTTGTTAAGAATAATAAAATTAAACGTTCATAATATGATTAATAATTATAATGACCTATCTGTAGGCAAATATTTAGAGATAAGAAAGGTCCTAAAGCAACAGGGACAGGAAGAGTTGGATATGCAGGCACAAGTGATGGCTATACTTCAAGATAAATCTGTAGAAGAGGTGCTTAACTATTCATTACCAAAATACAGTGAATACGTACGTCAAATGGACTTCTTAGGTGAGAAACCAGTGAACAAAGCGGAGTGTCCAAGACACCTAAACATCAACGGTAAAAAGTATGATGTAATTAGGAAGATTGAGGAAATAAATGCAGCACAGTATATTGACTATCAAACGTTCCTGAAGAGTGAAGATCCAGACAGTAAATTGGCTGAGATATTATCAATCTTTATTATTCCTGAGGATAAAAAATATGCGGATGGTTATGATATAGTTGACGTGATAAGTGATATCAAAGAGTACCTACCTATCACAATCGCCCTCAATATATGCTTTTTTTTTCTCAAGAGAGAACTAGACTCGCTACAGCGTACAGCAATTTGTTTGGAGTGGATGATGAAGATATGGAGGAAGAAGAAAGCGAAGACGAAGGAACAGGAAGCACTGCTAAAGGAAGCGGAGAAACAGATGTCGATACTACGTCATTTTCTTACCGATGGGGATGGATTTACAATATTGACAAAGTAAGTGAGATAATGAGGATATCATGGGACAATGCATTCAAACTAAATATAATTGAGTTTCTTAATATGTTGTGTTATCTAAAGGACAAAAATAAATGGGAGAGACAGCAGATTGAGGATATGAACAAAAAATATCATCTAAAATAATGGAAGACGAATTAATTAAATTTCCTGAATTGACACAAGTGCTGACAGATTACGCTACGTATATCAGAGAACAGTACAAATCAAATCTAGTCAGTAATGGACATAAGGTGACTGGTAAATTGTATTCATCTGTACAGACAAATGTTGTGATAGGTGAAACTCAATTTGCTGTTGATATGTCACTGGCTCATTATTACAAATGGGTAGAGGATGGTAGACCAAAGGGAGGTAGACCGCCGATCAACAAGATTCTTGAGTGGATACAGATTAAACCAGTATTACCGACTGGAGAAAAATATGAAAACCTTCCTACTGAAAAAGCACAACTGTCACTGGCATTTGCAATTGCTAAAAGTATCGAGGACCATGGGTACTACAATATGAACGGTTTACCTGTTGAACCCAGTCACGATTTAGCACTGGCTACAGAACAGACAAATGCAAATTTTATGAATAGGATTGAGGAAGCACTGACAAATGATTTGGGAAGAATGGGAAGCAAATTGATAAGTCTCGTGATAGGTGATAACAACGTCGATCCTGTTCTTTAAACAACTTGAACCCTTGTAGTAAATACAGGGGTTTTAAAGTATGCGACCACACATTAAGTATTTTATATTTTAAAGAAAAAGAATAAGAAATAATATGGCACATTTTTATTTTCAAGCGAGACAAAATAATACTAGAATACAACTGGTATCAGTAGGATCACCAAGCATAACTCCAAGTCTGGAGTGTTCTACTGACGAAAGCAATTGGAGTATTTGGTATAACGATAGTACCCTATCAAGCGGACAAACGTTATATCTTAGAGGTGATAACCCTGATGGCTATTCAGAAGATGACGCACATAATTATTGGCATTTCAAAATTGATTCAGGTTCAGTAAATATAGGTGGTGATATTAGGTCATTGGTAGATGTTACAATGGCCAGTTCAATCGTACCTGTATCTTATTGTTTCAGTACTTTATTTGATAACTGTACAAGAATATATGAATGTACGGATAGTCTATTGAGTGGTTTTACAACATTAACAAGTTATTGTTATAGTCATATGTTCCAAGGTTGTAGTAACCTTATTACAGCACCAGTATTACCTGCTATGATTGCAACCGATCACTGTTATCACTATATGTTTGCTGGATGTACATCATTAACCACTGCGCCAGAATTACCAGCAACCACAGTGGAATATGCTTGTTATGCAGTTATGTTTAATGGCTGTACTAATTTAACAATTGCCCCAAGTGTGCTTCCAGCAAGTATAGTCACAAATTATGCATATTCTGGTATGTTTGGTAATTGTACTAGTTTGATTACTGCACCTCAAATAAATGCAACAACTTTGGGAGATTGGTCTTGTAGAGATATGTTTGCGGATTGTAGTGGTTTAACATACATAAAATGTTTAGCGACAACCCTAAACGGTGGTTCAACAAGCAATTGGGTAAAAAATGTATCACCTACAGGAACATTTGTAAAAAATGCTGCAATGAATGATTGGACCACTGGTGTTAGTGGTATTCCTGAAGGGTGGACTGTAATAGACGATGCCACTGCTTCAATTACTCCTTCAGATACACAATATACTGGATTACCATATGAAAGCGTAACAACTCAAAGACCAACAGTTACATATGTAAATATTAACGTTTCAACTGTTAGTGCTGTATGTCCTGCAGATTGGGTAGAATTGGATTGGGTAGACAGTTCTAAAACACAATTGGAAATTGATATTGATGATAATGATGGTGCTGCTAGAACTGCAACCATAACGATTTCTGGTAATGATATGACTGGTGGGACACAAACAGCAACAATTTACTTACAGCAGGTAGAAAAGCCTCATGGTGCTATTGCAGTTAACCCCACTACAGTCCATGCTACTATAGAGGATATGGATTATTTTGTTGAGGTTTCTTATACTGGATTTACTTCTATTGGCACAGTAACAGCCACAACAACCGCAGATTGGATAGATTTGGAATGGCGTGATGACGAAATAAAATCTGTTTTGAAAGTGATTGTGAGCCAGAATAGTGGTACTCCTAGACAATCTACTATCACTATCACAGGCACAGACGATTATGATAATGTTATCACTGTTACATTTACAGTAATTCAAGAAGGATTAATTTTAAACCCTATCTGGAAAGACGAATATTACACAGGTGCTACAAGTACATTTGACTATATGATTATTAACGAAGATAATGATGAGACTATTTATCAAGGACGCGTATATGTACAGCCAAATGAGACAAACGTTAAACTTAATATTTCAAAGATAGTACAAAACTATTTGAGTAATGAAATTCCAGATGGTAATGCCTTGTTAAACGCTAGTTATGATAATTTCAACAGTCAGGCAATTATAGACTTTGGTTTATACCCTATTGTGGATGGTGAATTAGGTGATCGTATTCAAAAGTACACGTATTTTTACGACTGGTCCTATAAGGATTTTAATGGTAATGACGTACTTACAACTCCGATCAATGGACACGCTACTACCACTATGCGTAGAATGTACACCAATATGTCACTTGAATTTGATGGCTATCGAAACAGAGCAAATGATAGTACCCTATATGACCTAAGTTATTGTGGTGATTACGCGTTATATTATTTGCAACGTAATGGCGGATGGGCTTCATTCCTGATTGAGGGTAACAGTAAAAAGACTGATAACTATGAGAGGTATACATACAGCAAGGTATTTGACAACAGAACAGCAGAGTTCGAGGAAAATACATACAATAATCAGATTACCTCGGAGTGGGAAATGCACACTAAATGGTTAACAGAAACACAAGCAAAGAATTTGGCGTTTAACCTTCTTGCAAGCAATAGGGTGTTCATACATGATCTGAATGCTGACAAGATTATACCAGCGGTTATTACCAATTCAAGTGCGGAATATAAGACATTCCACAACAATGGAAACAAACTTATTAATTATACAATAACTCTTCGTGAAAGTCAGAAAAAGACAATTTTATAATGAAAGATATTCGTTTATATTTGGGAGGTAGGGAGATTCTATTTTCAGAGTCTCCAAACCTTCTTTTTAATTTTGAAAGCACTGATGTAACTAACCCTACAGTTATCAGAAACTCGTTCACCAGAACAATCATGATCGATGGTGTTCCAGAGAATAACCAAACCTTCAATGACATTTATCTGTTAGGGCGTACCCAAAATGCAGCCTTGTTTAACCCAAGCCTGAGAGTTCCTTTTGAGTTGTATTCCAATGGGGACTTGGTACAGACTGGTTATGCAAGACTGGATAACATTATCAAGACTGGTTACCGAGTACAATACGAGATTACCTTATTTGGTGGCATTGGAGACCTTTTCTATGGCCTTAGTTATGGATTTGATTACAATGATGGTGATGTTGACACAGAACAGATAAAAGACAAGAAATTGCAACTCAAGGACCTCACCTATTATTCACCATACGCGGATGACGATAGCGAGTTCAATTTCACTATCAATAAAACCGCTGTTTATGATGCCTGGTACTTGTTAGCAAGTGAAGAGGGTGATCAGAAATGGAATTACATTAACTTTGCGCCAGCATACAATGGTTTACCTGATGATTTCGACGCGGATAAGGTACTTATTAACGTATCAGGGTACACAGGTGGATGTAGGGTTTCTGTTCCTTCTGGTGCTACTGTAGATGGCACAACGTACAATAGACAACAGGTGATTACAGCAACGACTATTCCTAGTGCAATCACAATCGATAATGAGACATATCAAACTGTCAATGGATATGCTTTATCTGAGTTGAGAGAGAATTTAACCGAGTGGAATGTACGAGACCTTAGAAGTTATCTACAACGTCCTGTATTGAGAGTAAAAGGTCTTATTCAAGCAATCATAAGATATGCGAAAGAGAAAGGTGATTACACAATTAATTTGGATAGCGATTTCTTTAACAACCACAACCCTTATTACGAAGATGCGTGGATTACTTTACCTATGCTGCAGAACCTAAATGGTGAATACGCTGAAGCAGAATACAAGGATAGTCTTTTTGTTAACCCTTATGGTACAAATACAACAGGGGAAACCAAAAATATAGGTGGCGGTTATGTGACTTCTATGAAGACAACTCACAACGTAACAAGTAGTATTCCTGCTACTACACTGAGAGGTGCTTCGATCACAATTAAATTCGGAGTAAATGCCACACCGATTTCAACCACAACCAATACAAACAGACTTGATACCTCATGCCAGCGTGGAGAAAGATACAATTACACTGGTTATACTTCAAGTTATAATATTAAATTAGTGGCATATGATGGTGAAGCAATTGTTGCCCAGAGTGGAAATTACATTTTTATGAAGGGTAGTCCGAGTGATGATAATGAGGGTAGACAATCTACATCAACCAACAATGATTATCACTATGGTTTCTTCTATAACGAGACTGGAACGGCAACCACTGGTGACTTCACGTGGTTAACGAATGATATGATCACTGATGGTTTCACAATCTCACTTCCTGACGAAGAAATTGAATATACTGATTTGAAACTTGAGATTAACAAGACAATACGTTATTCAGAAGGCTTCAAAAGCGCATATACAGGCTCTACAAGCGACTTTTACCACAAACTGGTAATAGATGATAGGGCGGGCAGTGCTTGTGTCCCATGGCGCGTAAATAATTACAAGTTCGATGTAATCAAATCTAGCGTTATTGTTCACCCTGACGATGATATTATGAAATCTGGACAACTTATTACAAAGAAAAAACTGTTGTCTCAGGATGGTACTCCTTGTGATTATCTTCTTTCATATTGCAAATTGTTCAATCTATGGTTCGATAAAGACCCTGTTGAGAAGGTGGTAACCATACGTACACGTAATAATTATTACATTAATAACGTTATTGACATTGACGATAAGATAGACAGAAGCAAGGAAATCAATGTAGATCCTATAGTATCGGAAAACAAGTGGCTGGATTTCAATTACACACAAAAAGACAGAGGTGAATTTGAGACAAAGTACTACAATGTATGGGGTACTGAGTTCGGAAAGCAAAAGGTAAAAACTGAGTATAACTTTGACAATACATCAAAGGACCTGCTAAAAGACAATATCTTTGTAAATGGTGCTGACGTACTGGAAAAGGGTAAATACTACACTGCAAAGGTAAATGACACTGCATTAATTCCATCATTTATGTTTGAGTGGTCAGATTTCAAATTATTCAAACAAGGTGATACTGGATTTGATAGTCTCGATGAGATATATATTGGACAGCCAACACCAACAGCAATGTACCCATATACATCAGAAGGTAGTCGTTATGATTTCTACCCAAAACTCCAACTCCACAGTAAAAACGAGGAGGCTATAGATGGTAGCAACATATTAGTATTCTTTACTGGTATGAAACAGACCGTCGCTAGCGGTAATACAAAGGTATATTACAATATTACAGACGATCTACCAGAAATGTATGAACTAAATGGCGAAAATACCTGCTGGTTATATACAAAAACTGTTATGAATGGTAGCACTGTAATTGCAAACAGATTACTTGACGATAATGACGTACCTATTTTACCAGAGTTCTCCAGATACGTTATGAGTGGTGACACAATCAAACACACTTGGGATTTTGGTAAATGCAATGAGTTATTTGTACCAAACCTAAGTTATGGTGATTACTCGACTGTTTTTGACAGATTCTGGTACGAATATATCGCAGATATGTACGATACAAGAGCAAGAATAGTAAAATGTGATGTGAAACTTGACGCTCGCCCTGATGGTGGTTGGTTGAGGAAATTCTATTATTTTGATGACTCTATTTGGGCGCTGATTAAGATTGAGGATTACGATATTACAAGTTATGATACAACGACTTGTACGTTCATTAAAGTATGGGACATTAACAACTACAAAAGTTGGCGTTCATTCAGTTAAAAAATTATATTTTATTCTAAATAAAACATATTATGGCAGATAATTCAACTGAAGTTAAAAGAATAATTGACATTGAGTTTAAAGGAACTCAGACAATTGGTGATATTAAGAAAAATATCTCCCAATTAAAGAAGGAACTGGACCAGTGTCAGCATGGCAGTAAAGAGGCGGCTAATAAGGCACTGGAACTTGCTCGTGCTCAGAATACATTGAGTGCGGCAATGAAGGGTTGTGTGGATGAATCTGGGAAACTGGATAATTCATACAATGGCCTCGTTACTCGTATGAATCGTATGAAGTTAGTTCAGAAGCAACTCAATCTGGAAACAGACGAAGGTAAGAAAAAGTTCAAGGAGTACGCTGCTGAAATTAATAAGATAAATAATCAACTCAAGGACCTCGATGCAAGTAATGGCGTGTTCACCAGAAACGTTGGTAACTATACGTCTGCATTGGGTTCTTTGGGTGGTCAATTCGGTAAAGTAGCGTCTGGTATTGATAAAGTATCAATGTCCTTACGTTCGTTAAAGGCTGCTGGTGGATGGATCGCAGGTGTAGCCGCTATTATTGGTGGTATTACCATGGCGATCAAGACCAACGAGGAAGCGGTAGAAAGATTACAAGTAGCATTTGCCCCGTTCAAGGGTTTATTTGATGGTATACATCAGAGTGTTCAAGAATTTGGTGACGCAATGTCTAAGGGATTATCAAAAGCCCTAAATAACGCCCGCGCGTTAACGGAAGCATTTTTATCTGCAATTGGTGCTCAGAATGCACTAAATAGAATGCGTGAACGAGGGGCAATTGAAAGGGAGAAACAAAGACTTGAAGACAAAGAATTGGAATATCTCAAGCATCAGATAGAAAGAAATGAAGAATTGACTTCTTGGCGTACAAAAATGGTTAAATGGAGACAAAACGAAGAATTTGTTGCTAAGGCTATATCAGAAATTGAACGCCTCCAAAAAGAGGATGCTGAAGAACTTTATTTACTTAAACGGGCACAATATGATCTTCTGGTTAAAACAAATGCACAAACAATAAGTGGTAAAAAAGAAGTAAAAGAAGAACTTGAAGCATACAATGATATGGTAGATGCTGCTATAAAATTGACAAATACTTCAGAAGAGTTTAATACAGCAATCAAAAAGGCTAGTGGTGCAGAAGCCCTTAAAATGATTAATGAAGAACTCGAAAAGGCTCAACAACATGCAGATGATTTATGGGAAGAATACAATAAGACTGTATCACATGCAGACATTCAGGGAGAAATAACTAAAGTTAAAGAAGAACTTATTAATACAGCCGATTCGATGTATCTAGTTAAAAGAGCCTCAAATGATATGCTCACATCAGAACTGAATGCTGCATATGGTTTAAAAAACTCACTTGAATATTTTACTGCTGTTTGGGATGCTGAAAATAATGCTGGTCGTATAGCACAGGAAGAATATGACAGAAGGGCTGGTGAATTAATGAGGAAATTAGCCCTTCAAAACGAATATATTGATAAATTACAAGCCGACCAAAAAGAGGCCCAGAAGAAAGCAGATGAAGAGGCTGCAGAAAAGGCTAAAAAGGCTGCTGATAAACTGGAGCAAGAGCGTCAGAAATTAATCTCACAAGTCAATTCAAAATCTTCTGTACTCGAACAATATGTACTGGCTTATTTCCGAGAATTCAATGCTAAAAGGGTTGAGGATTTGACAATACCGCAACTTCAACAGATACTCAACAGTTGGGATGAGGTAATTCAAAAGGACGCTGAATATTTTAGCAATATTATGCTTGAAAAACTTGTACCTGATCAAAACAAGTTACAAGAAACAGTAAAGAAAGTAGAGCGTTTCAAGCGTGAAATGATAGCACCTATCACTGATGAAACAGTGGAACAAAGAAGAAACGAAATACTTAGGTTTATCGGTGATATTGAGAATGGTATTTCTCATCTTAATGAAGAGATTGAAAAAATCGATTTGAAAGGTGGTGAGAATGTTGACGTTGAAAAAGCACCTCTAGTAATGAAGTTAAGAAGGTACACAGCATTACTGGAGCAACAGCAAAACAAACTCAAAACCCTAAGCAAAGAGAATATTGTTCAAGATATGATGAACAATGTGGGTATGGAGTTCACAATAAAAATGCCGATTGTGGTTGAAGAGCCAGAAGAGGAAGATATTGACAAGGACCTACAGAAACGTATCAGTGAAATCAGGAACAGAATTGACTCAACATTACACCAATACAACCACGAGACAAAATCACTCAAGGAGGTATATGAGCAACAGCAAAAAGACTTGCAGATAGCATTGAACACAAAACTCATTACACAAGAGGAATACACACGTTCAATGAAGAATCTTGACAAGGAATATCTGGATGCTAAAAAGGCTATTATTTACGAAGAGATTGGTCTTTATGCTGAATTGGGATCTTCTATCGGTTCAATCTTAGGTTCTATCGCAGATATGTGGGAAGATGACCTACGTACAAAGGTAGAACATGGTGAAATGACCGAAGAACAGGCTAAAAAGGAATTTGAGGATGTAAAAGCATTCCAAATTGCAGAAGCCGTAATTAGTACAATCACTGGTGCAATCTCAGGTTATGCAGGCGCTGCTGGTAACTCAGGCATCAATGCGATACCGCTGGTTGGTCCTGCATTGGCACAAGCAATAGGTATTGCAAACGCGGCTGCAGTAACTGCTTCAGGTATTGCTCAAATCGCAAAGATTAAGAATACTCAATTTGGTAGTTCATCTGTATCAAGCGGCGGTTATAGTGGCGGAAATCAATCATTCAATCTTCCTAGTCTTGAAAGATATACTCCAACCTACACTAGAAACATAACTGGTGAGAGTGATACACAAGATTTGAAGGACACGATCAAGAGTGCAATTGATGAAGTCAATATCAGAAGTTACGTTGTTGAAAGTGATATTTCTTCAGCACAACATAAGTCCAACAAACGTAAAGAAGAGGCTACATTTTAAGAAAAGGCGGGTACTTAGGTACTCGCTTTTTTAGTCACTTATCGCATAATCTATATTTAAGTTTAAAAGGACTAAACTATGCTAAAAAATATTCCATTTTATCAAGCCATTATAACCAACGATCACGAGGGTATCATACGTATATCACTGGTGGAAAACCCAGCGGTTGAGAGTTATTTTGTGGCTTTTTCAAAAGAGGATGAACAAGAAATACAAACATATTCCATCGAGAATGAGGAAGAAAGGATGATCCTCGGTGTTGTTATGCGCTGCAATTTTCCTATTTACAGACGTAAGGGTGATTTTGAATATTACCAGATTTACAACGCTGAGACCATTAAAGTGATGGCTGAGAAAATGTTATTTGACAATACCCAGAACAATATCAGATTATTTCATACAGATGGTACAGATGTAGAGGGTGTAAATCTTGTTCAACTGTTCATTAAAGACAGTTCAAAGGGTATTTCTCCAAAGGGGTTTGAAAACATCGAAGATGGCTCACTTTTCGCTCAGTATAAAGTAGAAAACGATGAAGTATGGGCTGCAATTAAGGAAGGTACATTCAAGGGCCTGTCTTTAGAGGGTTACTTTACTTATGTTGAAGAAAAATTTGAAAAAAATAATAACCAAGAAAAAAATAAATCAATCATGAACAAAATTAAGGAAATGTTAAGTAAAATCCTTGCTCAGTTCGGCGCTGTTTCCACAGATAAGGGTAACCTTGTATGGGAAGGTGAAGGTGAATTGAAAGAGGGTGATATTGTTACACTAGAAGATGGTAATCAACCAGAGAATGGTGAATATCGTACAGAAGATAACAAGGTTATCACTGTTGAAGATGGTAAGGTTGTAAAGATTGAAGATGCAGAAGCAGAGGTTGCTCCAGAACCAGAGGCACAACCAGAGGAAATGGCAGAACCAGAAGCAGAACCTGCTCCAGAACCTGAACCTGCTCCAGAACCTGAATATGACGCAAAGGCAGAAATCGAAGCACTACGTGCAGAAATCGAAGTACTCAAATCTGAAATTGAAGGTTTAAAACAAACTATTGCTGACGTTGTAGAGAAACCTGCAGTACCACCAGTAGCAGACGAATTTGAAGCAGTTGTAAACGAAAATAACAGTGATTCAAAACTCGACAAAGTGTGCAAGCGTATTGCTAGCATGCGCAAATAATTAGACGTTTTTTAAACGTTGTATATTTTAAAAATAAAGAAAATAATATTAAGAAAAATACGTAAAAAATTATGGCAAATCCTATTGTATCAGGCATCACTGGTTATGTAGATCAAAACCGTGAGGAACTTTTGACCAAATCATATTTGGCTTCTAAATCAGCCGACCTTTTCCGCAAGATGGTAGATGTTAAGGGCAAGACTGCTCTTCATCTTTTGGACGTTGATCCTATCTTCCAAGCAGGTGGCTGTTCATTTACTGAAAGTGGCTCTACAGCATTCACTAACAGAGAGTTAGACCCCGCTTTCATCAAAGTTAACATGACATTCTGTGACAAAGAACTTTTAGGTACTTATGCAGAGCATCGCGTAAATATCGCAGCGGGTAAGGAGGAACTTCCGTTCGCAGAAAAATGGACTAACACTATCGCAGAGGCTGTGGCAGAAAAATTGGAAAAAATGATGTATCAGGGCCAATCTGCAAATACTAACGAATTCGGTGGTCTCATCGAAACCCTTAGTGGTGAGAGTGACGTTGTTGAAGTATCTGCAAGCACTGGTGAAACTGCTTACGCTTTCCTTAAGAAAGTTGCTAAGAACATCCCAGCACGCGTAAAGAATCCTGTAATCCTTGTATCTGACCAATTATACGAAGAGTTCATGCAGGACCTTGTAACTGCTAATCTTTTCCACTATGATCCTAAGAATGGTGCAAATGAATATATGCTCCCTGGCACAAGCAAGAAAGTTATCGCTGTTAGTGGCTTAAATGAGGCCGACAAGGACTATGCAATCGCTGCAAATCTTAACAATATCGTTTATGGTATTGACGCTGAAGGTGATGAGTCCAGTTTTGACATTTGGTACAGCAAAGACGATCAGGTGTGGAAACTTGCTATCAACGTACTTGCAGGCATACAGATTGGGCGACCTGACGAAGTTGTATTCGCATATCGTGGATAATAAATACTATTGGATGGTATTAAGGTGGTAAACAATTCGGTTTACCACCATTGTTAGAAAATAATTGAATTAAAAAACTATATATAAATTATGGCTTGTTCACAAACACTATGTGGTCTTACATCAGATTGTTCTGCTTCAATGGGCGGTATCAAACGAGTATGGATCGCAGATTATAAAGAAGGTGCTGCAACTACTATTGCCGATGGTAAAATCACTGCTTTTTCTGGTGATACCGATTGGAAAGAATACTATATTCGTAAGAACACTGGTAGCATGACCAGCACATTGAACGTTGACCCTGCCAATGGCGTTAATTACGTAAGTACTGAACTTTCATTGGTGTTCACAAAACAGGAAACTGTCAAGAGAATTGAAATGAGCGCACTAGTACTTTCTGACGTTATGTGCGTGGTTGAAGACGCAAATTCTACCAAGTGGTTCTTAGGTAAGGATGGACCTTGTATTAGTACAGCGGCTGGCGCTGAAACTGGGGTTAATAAGCAGGATGGCAATAAATATACCCTCACGATCACGAGTGAGGATATTACTTTCCCTCTAGAGGTTACGGCTTCTATGGAGTAATTAAAATCAGATATTAATCAAAAGCGGGGAATTAATCTCCGCTTTTTTTGTGTACTGTAAGCACTTGAGATAAAATGTATATTTTATAAGAAATAAGGAAAATTAAATATATTTAATTATTATGGGATATAACAATTATGATTCAGATTATCAAATTCGAATAGCCACACTAGGTGCACTAGGTGGTGATACTGCTCGTACATTCGATAGTGTGTACGATGTAGATTTAGCCATTCTCGAAGCAATTGAGCAAGGTGGTGGCGGAGGTGGTCTTAATTACAATCAAATAAAAGAATTACTTGCCAGCAGTGGTGTTACTGAAATTGTTGTGAATGGTGATGGTGATTCTATCACTTTAGATTATGACCTACTTAGCCAGATTGGTCAAGGTGGTGGTGGCGACTATCGTTGTATAGACAGCGTAGACGCTTTGTCAGGTATCACATCACCAAAAGATGGTTCATTGGCTTATGTAGCAGATAAGGGTTTATGGAAATATTTTGCTCACACTGGTATTACAAGTTGGCTACCATATGACGTATATTTGGATAAATTGACCGCTGCTGAAATCAATACAATGTGTGCAAACTTTGTATCTTATTTACATTATGGATATGTGCCTACTATTACGGTACAATTTAGTAGTACTAGTTCTTATATTACAGGTGCACAATATTACAGATTACAAGCAGTAGGATTGATTACACCAGCAATCGTATTTACAAGTGCTTGTTTTGCAGATAGTGCGACAAATATTTTTAATCCTGCTTATTTACCAAAAATATTCTATACTACATTTCACAAAGTAAATGATGTATGGAGTGAGGTATCATCTGGTGATACAGGCTATCGTACTTATCAAGCAATGGCAAGTGCTGAATATGCTAGATGGATTGGTGACAATAGAGCATATAGAATAGTTGATACTTATGACGGATTATCTGCTATTACAGGTAATTACAATGGTAGAATTGCCTATGTAAAAGACCACGATGAAGAAAAAGAAGTAGTATACGTTTATACCGATATCAACAGTAATGGCTATGATACCTTTGAGATTTTGGTTGACTATGGTAATGGTGAGGAATACAAGATTAGAGAAGAACTAGGTGGTAGAAATCTTCGAATGTATGATAGTTCCTATACGCAGGACAATATGGCATTTGTGAAGTTCGATAGTCCTAATATTGACAACTTGGAAGATAGCGGAAACCTTGAAAAATTACCTACTGATTTCTATTTCTCAAATGGTGCAACTGGTACGCTCGTTTCCAGTGAGGCAAATAACAATGAACACGGATATGGCCAAAAGAACACATTCTACTTTGACAAACACAATGGCAACCTACCTACTGTTACATTCTATGAAATGGAAGGTCAAGTATATGTATCCGAGACAAGTATCACAGACGAAACTGTAACTATTACTATTCCAGCAAAGGGTTGGTATCAGTACAATAGTGCGGTTAGCGGTACTAACAAGTGGCTTGAATATGACATTTATATTAACAACTTAACTCCAGACGAGTTAGACAATATGATGAATAGATATGATGAGCACAGACAAGCACTTTTTGTTCGTAAACTGGTCGGTGATCAAAATGACAAGGTATATGCAAGATTCGAGGCTGGTCCAGTTTATTGGAATCAAGATTCAGAGAATCCTTCAAAAGAGGTTCGTTTTGCAACAAGTATGCTTGACGATGCTTATGGTTCAGAAAGTTGGTATATGATTCAAGTAGCAATGAATGGTGATAGCAATTACAAATGGACAATACGTAATTTTGAACACAGAAACTTTGTTAAGGGTTACCAGATAGATCAAGTTCGAGACGATTTGAATCGTAGAGTTGGTACAGAATGGGAAACAATTGTAAATGGTTTCCAGAGCGGTTCACTATTTAGTTTTGCGCCTTCTGGTTCTGCTACTTTTGAGGTTTGGTCATATGAGATCACAAAGGAATCAAGTGCACAAGATATGGCTTGGTTAGCACAATTCCAAAGACGTGATGCCTCTGGTAGAGCAGTTTGGACTGATTTCTACAACCCAACCGTACGTTGGTGGAATGAAGACAATACTGGTGTTTATTTCGAGGCGGATAATACTTGGCATTTCATCGGATATAATTGGAATAGACGAGAAAATGTTAATGCTTATGGCGTATGTGCCCTTAAACTTGTGGATAATGGTTCAACAATGACCCTTTATATGGCTACATCTCAAGAGGGTACGGCTGCTAGTCAAGATAACGAATTTTACGTTGATAAGAACAGTGAATATTCAAGTGGATGGGTACAAGAAGCAGACGAGGTTATTTCTTACCAACCTCACCTATATCAAATGTATGGATTTGAAAGTAGGGATGGTTCACCTAAACTTAAACGTCACACATTAATTTAATAATCACTCATATTTTCGAATGGGCGGGTGTACACAAAGCACTCGCTCATTTTTTTATATTTCTTAATAAATTGTAAAGATTATGATTATAGTTAAACATATTGATGATGCACTGTATTTCCCATTGGATGTACAGCCAGTATCTGGAAGTGAATTAACATTGGAATTGTATAGCGAACTTAGCCTTACTACTTTGACATTTGAAGATTTGAGTGGTGAGGTTAGTGATGACTTTATCATTTTGGACCTGAGTGAACAGGCAGAAGATATACCAAATGGTGAATATAACGCTACATTGTACGATGCCGATGGTATCAAAATTTCAATCACACTCGTTCGTTTTGATTTGGAAGAAGGCGGATCATATGAAGACGAGCCTGAATATGTGGTTTACCATGACGAAATGGATGGCTACATTACTACAAAAGATATGAGTGATTTTCAAAGAGAGGTTGAATTATTGGAAGAGGAAATAGTAATAAAAGATGCTATTATTTCTGGATTACAGGAACAGGTGGATAGCGTTACTGCTACTACAATCAATTTTAATGGCACTTTTACGCCCACTGAGGGCACTTTGGGATGGAATAGTGTAGATGTTCAGGTAAAGGATTATTTTTACGTAGAGGCGGTTTCTGCAAGTACGGTTAGTTTTGTTAGAGGTGATAATGCACCTGAGGAATTACCTATTGCGCATTTGGAGTATTCAATTAACAAAGGTGAGTGGGTAGATTGGGATTTAGAGCCTGTTTCATTGAACGTAGGGGATAAAATGTACATACGTGGTAATAATACTACGTTTAATATGAATGGATTTGATGGTTATGGTTATAAGTTTTTAATTGCACACCCAAGTAAAGTTAAAATAGGTGGTCGTATTGTTTCGTTACTAGATAAAACCCTACAGAAAACCGCTATTCCTGATTGTTGTTTTACTTATCTTTTCCTAGGTCAATCGTCAATAATTGAAATAGTAGGAAAGGATATGTTTAAAGGTTTTACAACGGTTGGCAATAAAGGGTGCTTAGGTATGTTTCAAAACGTATCTGCAACAAACGCACCAGACCTACCAATGACAAACCTTGCGGATAATTGCTATTTGGCAATGTTTAATGGTTGTACATCATTAACATCTGCGCCAAAATTACCTGCCACAACGTTAGCGGATTATTGCTATCAGCAAATGTTTCAAGATTGTCATGCACTTACTAAAGCACCTGAGTTGCCTGCTACTACATTAGCAGAGAATTGTTATAGGCAGATGTTTATGAAAAATTATGCTTTGACAGAAACACCTTATTTGCCTGCAACTGCTTTAACACAAGGTGCTTATTATTCAATGTTTGAAAAGTGTTATGCTTTAAGTAAAGTACATTGTGCAGCCATAGATATATCAGCAAGTAATTGTACACGTAATTGGTTACTACATACCCCAAATAGTGGTACGTTTATTAAAGACATCAATGCTACAGGTTGGACTATGGATTCGTCTAATGGTATTCCTAGCGGTTGGACAGTACTAAATGACAACGTACTGCTACAATCTACAGCGATAACATCAAATGGTACTTATGTGCCTCAGTCAGGTGCTGCATTTGACCAAATTTCTGTTAATGTTCCTACTGGTATTACACCTAGTGGTGAGTTGGCTATTAGCGGTAATGGTACTTACAACGTAACTCAATACGCTAGTGCAAGCGTTAATGTACCTACAGGTATCACCCCGAGTGGTGATTTATATATTACTGAAAATAATGGCCCATATAACGACCATTATGATGTAACCAATAAAGCAACTGTAACAGTTAGAGTACCATTTAAACCAGATTGGAATAATTATGTACCTACAGGTAGCACTGCTGGGTGGCAAATAGGTTTTTATTTGGAAAATATACCGTCAGGTACTACACTTAATGTCACTATTTTTGAAACCATGGAAGAATACCCAAATCACGTACACCTATATTGGGGTGATGGTCATGGAGTTGATTTATACCAAGAGGGTTATGGTGTTACAGGTCATACGTATAGTTCCGATACAAGTGGTTGGTTATATGTAGATGGTAGTTATACAGTTGAGGGTACTGTAGAAATAAGAGATTGGGGTAATCTATTTGATTATTGTAAAGCAATATATGTAAATACAGCATATGGTGATGATACACTAAACTTTCATTTTGATTATCCTACACCTATACCTTCCAATTCAGTTGGCCATTACATAGGTTATGATAAGAGCGGCTATTTTAATTCTTATTCTGGACACAGTAAATTCATAAGCGACCTAGGACACGTATATCATTTGTTTTTTAGTGATAGAATGTACTAATTTCAATACAATCCTAACAAGTACGGATGCATTTTTAATGCAATTTGGTGGTAATTTTATACAAGTTACCACCATTTTATATTTAATTTATGTAAAAATCACACTGAATTATGAAGAAAAATACTAAAAATACTAATATAAACGATGGTCAACTAATGATGTTTTCCGCTGTTGATCCTTATATGACAACTAACATTGTTCAACCAGTAGAGAAAGAAATAAGGGGTTATGATTTCATTTCATGGGGTGAACAAAACCAATACCCTGAATATCTATTGTCCCTATACAAGGATGTTCCTACCCTTCACACATTAATTAATGCTGCTGCTGATTATGTATGTGGTGATGACGCTATTATCAGTAAATCACCTTTCGATATTCAAGTTAATGATCGAGGTGAAACAATTAACAGTTTACTACGTCGTATCATTATTGACTGGTGGATTTATGGTGCATTTGCTATCAACGTGGTACGAAACAAACTCGGTGGTATTGCTGGTCTTTATTACGTAAACGTACAGAACATAAGAAGCGACAAAAAGAATGAGCGTTTCTTCTACGCTGAAGATTGGGGTAAGAGTTATGGACGTGTTAAGGCTGTTGAATACCCTAGATATGAACTGGATGGTAAATCACCATCGTCAATTGTTTATGTTAAAAACAATTACAATACTACATATGGTATACCACAATATGGACCAGCGGTTAAGGCTGCAGAATTGCTTAAGGCTGTTGACGAATACCAATTGAACGCTATTAACAACAATTTCGTTGCCAGTTATATTATTTCGTTCAATAATGGACAACCATCACCAGAAGTGGCTCAGGAAATCGAGGACGAACTAAACGAGAAATTTTCTGGTTATCAGAATGCTGGTAGATTACTGGTATGCTACAATAAAGACAAGGACCATGAAGTAACAGTACAAAAACTGGAACAGCCTGAGGTTGGTGAAAGATACAAATCACTTATCGAGTGGGCACAATCACAAATCTTCACATCATTCAGATGTGCTCCGCAATTATGTGGTATAAACGCTGAAAAGACTGGCTTTAATGATAGCGATTACAACGAGAGTTACAAATTGTTTTCCAGAACTGTTATTCTTCCTGTTCAAAGACTAGTTTGCGACACCTTTAAAAAGATATTTGGGGAAGACGTACTTGTTATTAAACCTTTCACAATTGACTTTACTGAAGAGGGTGACGAAAAAGAAATCGTATCTTAAAAAATGAGGTCAGGAAATCAAACCTGACCTTTTTTATATTTTTATAAAAAATAAATCAATTATGAGTAAGAACGTTCTATTAACCAATTCGAATTACATAAAAAGTGTCACTAATATTTCAGAGAATACTAGTGATAAATACATATTTCCTTCTATCAACGAAGCACAAGAGATAGATTTGAAGGGCGTGATAGGTGAGTCTTTATTGAAGAAACTCAAAGACCTAGTATCTGATGGTACTATCAATGATCCAGATAACGCAATATACAAAGACCTACTGCAGCAATGTCAATTCTTCCTTGCATATGACGTTGTGGCAAAATTGTGTGTTACCACATCATTCAAGATCGACAACGCTGGTGTATACAGAAGCAATGACGAAAATCTGTATTATGCAAGTCTTGAAGAGGTACACAATATGGAGGAATACTACCAGAACAAACGTGATTTCTTCAGGCTGGAAATCTCAAATTTCATTATCAATAACAGAGCACAATTACCAGAATTGAATGATTGTGCCTGCAGAAAAATAAGAGCACAATTATACAGTGCTGAGAGTTGTGGTATCAATTTGGGTGGACCAAGGGGAAAAGCAATTAATTATAAATATGGCTATTACAAAGGATAATATGTATTCATTATTTGAAATAAAGAAACTGATTGAAGGTATCGCTGACAAACAGCCTAACGTTAATACTGTTGTGAAGAGTGGTGATATTTACGAACTCAATACATCAGGAGACGTTAAGTATGGTGCTTTCTGTTTAACCCAGCAAGTTCATACAGAGGAAGAAGGATTCAGGACATATAACTTTTATATGTTCGTGGTTGATCGTCTCCTTTCAAATGGGCTGAACAAAACCGCTGCTCAAAGCAACGCTATCGAGGTACTTTCCAATATCATAAACACACTCAGGGCCAATGATGACCTTGAAATCAACAGTATGATTACCTACCAGACGTTCACACAAAGATTTAGTTCCGAGTGCGCTGGTGCATACTGTTCTGTAAGTATAACTGTACCAATTGAATTATGCTACGAAGATTATGAGTAAAGTTAAACAATTTTATGAAATCTGCAAAGCAGATGGTGCGGTCGGTGGATGGATAACTCTATTGGCCAGTGTATTTCTGCTGATAACTTCATTGTTCTTGCCACCTAAAGGACAAATTGATCCATCAGTTTTACAAGGGGTTGCAGAACTTGGGTTCTTTGCCACCTTGTTCAAACTGCCACAAATAATTTCTTCAATACAAGACGGTAAATCGCTCACCCTACAACACAACGACACAACCATTACGGTTGCCTCTAGAGAGGGTGAAGATGAAGATAAAAAAGAGAAAGCCTAATTGGGTTTCCTCTTTTAAATTTTAGACTTTATCAAAGGTGATTTTGACCATTTCGTGACCGTAATTGAAGGTCGGTATTAGTCCGTTCTTGGTGGAGTGGTATCGGACAATTGCTTCGAAGGTTACTGGTGACCAGTACTCCATATTTCTGAAGCATAGAATACTTTGTTCTTCACCGTTCACTACTCGTTTCATTTCCTTGCTGATAAATGAATCAGTCAACTTCCAGTTCTCAAGGAACTCTTTTCTTTCTTGTTCTCTTTCTGTCATAATACTTATTTTTTTTTTTGTTGTTTGAACAACCCTCTACAAAAATTATGCCAAACCAATTCAGCACTACAATTATATTATAAATTAGATATGGACTTACTACTTAAACGAATATACAAAGGACCTAAATACACAATAGGTCATCTATACATAAACGGCCAGTACTTCTGTGATACACTGGAGGACGTTGACAGAGGGCTACATAGTGATATGCCGCTTTCTGAAATCAATCGTATTAAAGTGGCTGGAAGAACAGCAATTCCTACTGGCACCTACTTTATTACACTTGGAATACAGTCACCGAAATTCAGTGACAAAAAATACGAAAAACAATACGGCTTTTGCAAGGGTTATTTACCTCGACTTCTCAATGTTCGAGGCTTCGAAGGTATTCTGATCCATATCGGAAATACCGACACCGATACTTACGGTTGCATTTTGGTTGGCTACAACACTGTCAAAGGCAAAGTGACTAACTCAACAGCAACGTTTCACAAACTATACGAAATACTTCAAACAACTTTGGATGTAGACGATGGTGAGGACCAAGAAACAATAAAAATAACAATTGAGTAACTGAGTAACTATGGATACAAAAACTTTAATAATAATCATAATGGGAGCCGTTATCGCTATACTCTCATACTTTTTAGTGCGTTCTTATACGGCGGATGTAGAACAAGAGATTGTGACAAAATTTGACACAACCTATATTCACGATACAGATACATTATATCTGGAGAAGGAAAAAATATGCTACAAGACTATAACAGTTTACGATAGCATTTTCATACATACCGACACCGTTCTTTTGTTCGAGCAAAAATGTTATGAGGATAGTCTTTCAAAGATATACATATCTGGTATTGAACCAGAAATAGACAGTATATTTCACTACATACCTCGCGATACAGTTGTGATCGAGAATACGACTACAATAACCAAACATAAGAAACAAGGCTGGGGTCAATTCGTCGGCGTTGGTGTTAGCGGTGGTTATGGAGTATCTATTTCCCAAACACCTCAATTCTCACCCTTTGTCGGTGTCACCGTAACGTACGGATGGGGTTTCCACTTCTAGTCTCAAAATCTTCGTTCTAACGCCATCGTTTTTCGAAAAGGTTCACTTATACCAGTCTGGTACCATTCTCGCCTCAGAAGCCAAATAAACGGCATTTCTGGGGCTTTATTCGTCTTGGACATCATCTTCTACTTCCTCTGTGAACTGGTTGAGGATAAAATTACCCATTTTTAACTTTAATATATTCACCTTTATTATTTAGTTCAAACTTTCCATCGTATAACCAATAAACAAAATTATTCATAAGTGAGAATGGTGGGTTTGTCACTATCACATCACACTCATTTTTTATTTGTGTACATTCTTCACTCCTAAAGTCTCCATTTCCTTCCAAGGCTATTATTTTTTCTTCTACACCATCATAATCGTATCTCCAAGCACCATCACCGATATTGTAATTTGTGGCCGTTAAACGCTTTAATTTTAGTCGGTCAAAGTTATCTTTGAAATACTTGACAAAGTTACTCCAGCGATAGTCATCACAAGGACAATAGATCCACTGGTCCTTTAACTGGTCAACGTAATGTTCAACCTCTTTTTCTACTGTTGAGTATAGGGTATAAAATTCGTCATTCTTTGCTGCTTTTGCTGCGTGTAAATT